AGCAGATCGCCAAGGGCATACCGGCCGATCCGACATGGGTACGTCTCGAAGTTCGCGTCCGTCCGAGCAGCAAGGCTAAGAGCCTCTTCGGGCAAGTCAGGCTTGTTCCCTTCGATCTGTTTGGCATGTCGCTCTGGGGCGTCGATATCGTGCAGCAGATGCAAGGCCTCGATCCCGGCTCGCGGCAGTCGCAGATGCACGCGCTCCAGGCCGAGGACTTCGTCATGTTCTCGGTGGTCCGCGCCCGGTTGGACGCGGCCCAGACCCAGCAGAACCACGACGCCATGGTCGCGGGCCGCCAGCAAGGCCAAGATCCCGCGGCCGGCGCCTGATAGGATCCCGCCATGCCCGAGCCCTCTGAAGACTTCCGCGATGTCATCGAGCGCAGCCAGCGCGTCACCGGCGACCTGGCCGGCATGTTCTCGTCGGCCGGTGCCCGGACGGCGTTCGAGGCGCGCCGCGCGCCCGCGGGCAACGACCTCGACTACGACGCCCACGTCCACGTCTTCAAGCTGCCGGAGGGCAGCGCCGACTACGAGGACGTGCTGAACAAGTGCCTGCGCGGCGAGGCCACGATCCGGTACGAAGAGCGGACCTTCAACAAGGAAGGCGACTTCCTGGTGGCGATCTGCTACCTGGTGCCGCGCGAACGTCCGCGCGCCGCGCCCAACCAGGACGCCGGCGACGCCGAGCGGATCCCGCGCGCGCACAAGCTGCCCTGACGGAGCCTTGTACCAAAAAGGACACGCATCTCATGGCCCCACTCCCGCCGCTCCGTCCCGTCATCGAAGATGACGTCGCCCGGCTTCGTGAACCACTGCACCCACTGACGCACCATCGGGAGCGGCTTGGCCGTGGGGTGACCCTCGGGCGGCGGGATGGGCGTGACGAAGTTGCCATGCTTGCCACCGCCTCCCCATGAGGGCTTCAGGTCGTCGCGGTGCATGTACGCGATTGACTCCCAGCCCTGCGAGGGGCGGTCGCCGCTAATCTGCGGCGTCGGGTTCGTCTTGACCCAAACGCCGAGCCTCAGCACGCGCAACCCCTCGGGCGGCGCTACGTCGAACGCGACCGCGTGACGATAGTCGAGCGTCGACACGAGCCAGCCGCGTGAGACCCGGCCCATCTCCTCGATTGCCTCGCGGAGGTCGTCGTCGGAGATGCTGGCGAAGGTGATCGACTTGACGGCGTAGCCCTTGGTCGCACTGTTCGCCTTGGCGTTGCGGTGCGTGCGGTCACTGTAGGGCGGGTCCGTGATGACGCAATCGACCGAGCGGTCAGCCATGCCCGCCAGGACGTCCCGACAGTCGCCGTGGTAGAGCGTGACGCGGTCGTCTGCGTAGTAAGGCTCGCTCATCGGTCTGCCCTCATCCATGCCGTCGTGGTGGCGTGGGGCTGGTGGGCGTCGCTGGGCTCGGTCGCGGCTCGCGCGCTTACGTTGGGTGAGAATGGATGAGAAGTCTCAACACGCTTTCCCTTCCCTTCCTTATTCCCTTCCCTTCCCTTCCCTGACATGGTTTTGCGAGCGTCCTCAGTGAGGGCTCCGTGAGTGCTCAGTGAGTGAGTCATGCAGACGCACCGCCGTTCTCGTGAGTCGGGCAGGTCGGGATCTTGCTGCCCGTGGGTCGGTTCACGCGCTGGTGTTCGCGCCATGACGTGATGTGGAAGTAGCGATGACCTGCGACGACGTACCGGCACAGCGGCCCCGTGTTGGCGATGAGCGTCAGGTGCTCATCGACCTTCTTGGGGGTCATCCGGTCGTCGAGCGGCCACAGCTCGGCCTTGACCAGGCGGGGCTCATCGAGGCCCCGGCCGTAGTCATCGAGGTAGGTGAAGAGGCCGGCGAACGTCCAGCGGACGTCCGTGGGCCACGCGGAGACCGTCAGGGACGAGAACATCGACGGCTTGATGGTGCGGATACGAGCCATTCAGCGCTCACCCCACGGCACATCGCTGGCCGGGAACGCCCAGATGACTTCACCGGGTGCGGTGCGTGAGGGCCTGCCGACGAGTCCAACCGTGCGCGGGTCGAGACACTGACCCCCGCGGCGGTGTGCGTTGAACGCGGTGTCTGATGAGAACAGGTGGCGGCATCCGGCGCAGCATCCGATTCGCTGGCCGTGCTTCGTGCGATGTCCGCACGGGAGTGGCGTCGGCATCAGTCGGCCCTCGGCTCGGGTAGGTGGATGACGTCGGCCAATGGCTCAGGGTCATGCTCGTCGTGGCGGCGGATCGGCACGTAGTGGTCGCACTCGCCGCAGTAGCAAGTGGCGAGGCAGTACCGTCCGGGTGCGGTCATGCCAGGCTCAACAGATCGGTTTGCGACGCCTCCGCCACGTCGCCGGCGACTGCCATGTTCCGAACCGCCTGCTCGAAGTAGGACGGTTTGAGTTCGGCGCCGACGCCGAACCTGCCCATCGTCACCGCGCCGAACACCTCAGACCCGACACCCATGAATGGTGTGAGGACTCGCTCGCCCGGCATGGTCCGAAGGTCGAGGTATCGCTCGATCACGTCGAGCTGGAGCGGGTGGACGTGCTTCTCGTCGTCCTCGTCCTTCGCGTCCTGAAATGGGAGTACGCGGTCGATCCGCACGTCATCCCAGACCGACGATGCGTAGCGCCGCCAGATGAAGTGCGAGTAACGGTTGGCCTTCTGGTCGCCTTCCCACGCCCGGTAGCGGTGGAGGTCTGACGGCACCGGTTCGCCGCCGGCGTACTCGCCGTGCAGGCCGGTCGGGTGCGTCACGGGCTTGGCCGCGCCGGGCTTGCGGAACACGAGCAGTTCGTCAGGCGAGGCGACCCCTCCCATGCTGCCGTCCTCCACGATGGTGCGGTGCGAGAGGTTGTGCTGCATCGTGCGGTTGCGGACGGCCAGCGGCTCCTTCCAGATGACGTGACGGGCGATGAAGTCCCAGCCGATCCGCTGGTGTGCCCGGATGACGTCGCCGGGGAAGTCCTGGTAGGCGTCCTTGCCTGAGTTGCCCGTGGGCACGAGGGCCGTGTGAACGCCACTGGTCCGGCCCGGCAGGGTGAGCCGGAACTTCTCGCGGATGACGTACTCGTAGTGCTCGAAGAACTCGGCGTAGTTGCGGGCGTTGGAGAGGTCGCGCTCGTCGGACGAGTAGTGGTAGAGCCCGCCGAACGGGGGGGAGTAGATCGAGCCGTGGAAAGACTCGTCGGGGAGGGACTGCATCACCTCGATGCAGTCGCCGTTGTAGATGGCGTAACGGTCGGTGATGATCTGTCGCTTCACAGCCATGGGGGAACCTCAATCGTGTCGTGGTAGTCGTTGCGGCGCTGCACCTTGAGTGCGTCGTTCATGTGCGCGATGAGTTGGTCGAACATGAGGTCGGCGGCCTCGGATTTGCGCTGGAGGTTGGCGAGGACGTTCCGCCCGCCTTCGGTGGTCACGACGTCGACCACCACCTCGGAGCGCTGACCGAATCGCCACATGCGACGGACGGCCTGGTAGTACTGCTCGTAGGAGTGGGAGGGGAAGTAGGTCATGTGGTGGGCGTGCTGCCAGTTCAGGCCCCAAGCGCCGATGACGGGCTTGGTGACGAGGGCGCGCACGTCGCCGCGGGAGAAGGCGAGTAGGGCCTCTTCCTTCTCGTCGGGCGACGCCGATCCGGTCAGCTCGACCGCTCCGTCGATGAGTCGGGCGAGCGCGGTTGACTCGTCGTTGAGGTGGCACCATGCGACGGCCGCCCCGCCTTCGCTGTTGATGAGGTCGGCGGCGCGCTCGCATCGTTCGGTCAGGGTGCGGCGGTTCTCTTCGCGCTCTTCCTGCAATCCGTAGGCCGGCACGTCGAACAGCGCGCCCTCCTTGACCTGCCGCGCTTCCACGACGTGCTCACGGGTGGTGAGTGCTGGCAGCGTGAATCCACCGTCGTCGTACCCGTAGTCGGACGGCTTGCGGATCGCACGCGCCCATGAGGACACCCAGCGCCAGAACGGTTCTTCGCCGTGGCCCTTGAACCTCCACCCGACCGAGCGGCCAGACGCTGCGAAGTTGCTACGACTGCTCACCGTGCGGTTGTCGTTGACGAAGAACCTAGTGAGCATGTCGGTGTACCCGAGTTCACCCAGTGCCTCGCTCGACGTGCCGAGCTCGAGGTAGTCATTCGGCGCCGCCGTGGCGGTCCCGAGCAGTCGGTAGGGCATCTCCCGCATCAGTTCCGTGACGACGGCGCGGGTGGTGCCCTCGAAGGACTTGATCGCGCTGGACTCGTCGCACACGACACCGCCGAAGTCGGTCGGGTCGAACTTGGCGGCCTGCTCGTAGTTGGACACTGTGATGGCCGCTGTCGGCTTGCCTGTTCGGGACTGTGCAGCCTCGTGACCGAACTTCTCGGCCTCTTGAACCACCTGAAATCCGACGGCCAGTGGGGTGAGCAGGAGTACGGGCTTGCCGGTGTGGCGGTGGACGTTCTCGGCCCACGCGAGCTCCATCGGCGTCTTGCCCATTCCGCAGTCTGCGAAGATCGCAGCCCGACCCTGCCGGATAGCCCACTGCACCAACTCGGCCTGGAAGTCGAACAGGTGACTCGGCATCGTGTTCGGCTCGAATCCGTGGCCGTCCGCGCGCTGGAGCTTCGCCGCGATGAAGTCGGCGTATGCGGTACTCACGACGCCACCCCCACGACGACCGGCACGTCCGTGCGGCGGTAGTGCCGGATGAGCCGGATGGTGTTCACTTGATCTCCTCGATGAGTGGGCGTGCGGGTCGGCATGCGAGCGACGCGCAGTAGCGGGACGGTGCGGCGGACGGGTCGGCGTCGCAGGTGGGGCAGGCTTGGGCGTCCTGGTCGGGGGTGGTCATGACGCGGCCTCGGCTTCCGTCACGACGTCAGCGATCCGCACCGTCTTGCGGCCCTTGCGGCGGGCGAGCATGACGCGCAAGCCGATGCGCTGGGCGACCTCGA